TTGCCCACAACCAGTTCGTGACGTTCTCGACCACGACAGCGTGTACGCAGCGGTGGGTGGCTCTTGGCCACAACGGCTGGGGGTGGTACGCAATCAGCCAGGAAAAGGCATGCACGAGCACATGTTCGATGGATTACGCCGGCGTGGACTTTGCAGCCCTTCCAGGTTTTGATCGCACCAAGATCCAGCTGCTTGGGCACAACAGCGGCACGACAGCCAGCGACAGCACGGACTGCGTGAGCATCCGCTGGTACGACATCACAACCTGCTCGCCAGCCGCATGACGCTCATCACCTTCGACAACGGCCAGCCGGTCTTCCGCAATGGCAAGGTCGGCACGGCGCAAGGGTGCTGCTGCAAGCTCGGCTGCTGCGTCCGATACTGCAACAAGCTCTGTTGCCAAACGATCACGTTCACGTTCGCGTTCTCGTCTGGCTGCGGCGGTTCCAGTGGCACGGCCACCGTGAGCGTCGGCAACGACTGCTACGCGGACTACACGCTCACGGTTGGAGAGTGCTCGGTCACATTCCGCGTGAAGATAACGTGCTCTGGCTACAACGCCGACGAGGACTGCGACACCGACTGCACAGTCAGTGCCATCGAGTACCTCGTCGGCGGCGAGTGGACCGAGACGATGCCGAGCGATCTTGCATCGCTCACGGCGGAGCTGGACTGCGACGAGCAGGCCGAGGCCCAGTACGCCACGCCACGTTGCGGGGCAGTGGTCGCTGTCGCGGACGAGGCGGCGTGCGATGTGCTGGAGGGCGTCTACTGCCCGGAGAATCCTGAGCCGTGCCAGGAATGTTCGCTGGCCTGCGGGCCGCTTCCGACCGAGTGGCGGATTGTATCCGATGGCGTTGTCTGGTTCGCGGGCGACATCGTTCTGAACCCGGCATATACAGGCGGAAATCTGTGCAGCGACCCATGGGACCCAGTCTGGGAGACGCCGCGACTCGTCATGGTCAACTACCCAATGTCGACATCGGGCTCCAGTTCCGCAGGTTGTTTGGCCCGCTGGCCGTCCGGGTGGCCGGTACCATTTGGCGACGCACGCTCATTTGACGTTGAGGTTCTCGGCTGCGACGAAGCCAACTGGCAAACGGTTCACAGGCAGGGCACCGACGGCGACAACGAGCTATGCGTCAATAACGGGCTCGATAACCTTTGGCCCGACGGCCTGGACTGCTCTAGTTGGAACACATTGTGGTCCTACGCCGGGCTGCAAATAGACGACACGTTGCCAGTCAAGTCGCCGCCAGGCTGTTCGTGCATGGTAGACCCGGCGACAGGGCAGCGTGTGACATTGCCGAGCGCCACCAGCACAGACTGCTGCCGGCAATGCAACGCGGCGCTGACCTCCACCTGCGGCAGCGGCCTGGAGTATCTCGGGCACGGCATGGGCGTGCGATTCACCGGCGCGGTCGATGAAGAGGGCACCAACCTGTGGAACTGGGAAGACGCCGATGGCAACTCGCCAGCGGGCTGGTTGCCAACTGAAAACGGGTGGAATGGCACCAGTAAGACCAACTCCGATATTGTCATCGCAGGAGCGATGCGCGGATGGCGGCCTGGTGTTGCGTATTCTCCTCCGACGTTTTCGTCGGTCACTCTTGAGCCTGGCGCCGTTCTGGCTATCAGCCTGACCACCGAGACGCTGGTGGTGGACGATGCGGCAGTAGAGGACTGGTCAGGCGTCTGGGGCAATATGCTCTGCTCGGACGGCTTCGCAATCAACGTCACCGGCACCGCGACGTTCAAGAACGGCGCTGCGAACAATGCGAACTACAGCCCGCTCCAGATTGTCGGTGACTGTGTTTTTGAGGACAACTCCACAAACGACGGCACCATCGATGGCAACGTGACCGCGAGCGGCACGGCTGTCATCGGCGGCACCATCAACGGCGATGCCACTCTCAGCGGCTCGTCGCAACTGACCGGCACCGTCACCGGCACCGCGACGTTCACCGGCTCCGCGTGCAACTCGGGCGGCACCGCTGGCGTGTTCGATCCAGACCCACCCCCGGCGTGCTGAAATGCGGTACTGCTCACAACACTGGCTCAATCGACGCTGCCGCGAGGCTGGCCGCCGCAACGGCGAGTGCGACGGCTGCATCATCGAGCGCGGCGATGTGCTCGCGGTGGACGAGACGCACGCCGATTTCCCGAGCGTGCCAGCGACGGCAGCCTTGCCTCAACAGGCACCGCCGCAACCACTGCCGCCGATTCCCACGCGAGGCCCAGGAACAGAACTGAAGAAACTCCTCGCCACCGTCGGCATCACGGCAACGCCTGACTGCTCATGCAACGCACGCGCCCGCACGATGGACGAGCGGGGCTGCGACTGGTGCGAGGAGCACATCGACGAGATCGTCGGCTGGCTCCGCGAGGAGGCGGGCCGGCGGAAACTGCCGTTCGTCGATGCGGCCGGCCGGATGCTGGTCAGGCGGGCGATCAGGAACGCCCTCAAGGCCGAGCCCGCTTGACGCATCAGCCATGCTGCGGGCGAAGGGACTGCGATGCCCGACGATCACGTATTCACGCTGAACGGTGACGAGCAATGGCTTGTCCGATGGACCACGCTCAAAGGCGCGAACTACGGCATCACGTACACGCAGAAAGCGAAGCGTCCGCGAATCGTCTTGCACGACGGGATGCGTGGCAAACACCGGCTGACGATTCTCATCCATGAACTACTGCACGCCATCTTTCCGCAGGCGAGCGAGGAAGTGATCGAGCAGGCCGGGAAGGACATCGCGAAGGTTCTCTGGGCTCACGACTACAGGGAGGTGCCGAATGGCGAAGGCCACTAGCCTGACTGACGAGGTACTGGCGAACGTGGCGAACCACCGGCCAGGCCAACGCAACTGGTTCGACAAACTGCCGCCCGAAGCACAGCACGAGTTGCTGGCGGTTCGCGCGGCGTTCGACCCGGCTGTGCATCAGAAGCGGGCGTTCTACAAGGCAATCAAGGCCGCAGCGGAGAAACGTGGATGGCAACTCGTCGGCGAAAAGCAACTGAGCGATTGGCTACGCCAACGCTAGCGGATGACGTTGCCGAGCAGATGGCGACGGTCGACCAGCTCGCCCGTGACGCCGAACTCGCGCGGCTGCGGTCTGACGTGGCGACATACCAAAAACGGTACAAGGCCGCACTCGCACAGATCGACCGCGAGCGTGAGCGGGCGGATGTGCTCGTGCAACTGCGTGGCATCGAGCCGGTCGTTCCATTTTCCGGAAAGCGGAAAACGACCCAGCACGCCGCCACGATGGTCGTGTTGCTGTCGGACATTCACTGCGAAGAGGTCGTGCGACCCGAGACGGTCAACGGGCTTAATGAGTTCAACCTTGACGTGTGCGATGCCCGGCTCGCGGAGTTGTGGTCGCGGTTCTTCGCCATGCTCGAGCACGAGCGGCAACTGTGCCGCATCGACCGGGTGTGCATCTGGCTGGGCGGCGACCTCATCAGCGGCATGATCCACCCGGAGCTTGCCGAAGAAAACAGCCTGCACCCCCTGGCGGCGAAGCGGTGGATTGGCTCCCGCTTACGAGGGTTCATCGACGCCGCGAGCGAGCGTGTGAAAGAAATCGTGGTAGCGACTTCTTGCGGAAACCATGGCCGCACGACCGAGAAGATGCGGACCAACGAAGCCGACACGTCCTACGAGCACGACCTGTACCTGACGATGCAGGCCGAGGAGCGGCGAAAGAACGTCCGCTGGCAGATTGGCGAGGGGCATCTGAACTACGTGGACCTCGACGGGTTTCGCGTGCGGTTCACGCATGGTCACTCAGTGAAATATCAAGGCGGCATCGGGGGTGTGCATGTGCCACTTCGCAAGAAGATTGCGGCATGGGACGCCACGAGCCGCGCCGACTTGACGTGCATCGGACATTGGCACCAGTTCAGTTGGGGTCGCTCGGGCCGCTACATCACGAACGGAAGCGTTATCGGCTACTCCGCATACGCCGTGCGTATCGGGGCTGAAGGCAGCGAGCGTCCGTGTCAGGCAGCGTTCGTGATCGACCACGGCAGGAACGAAGTCACGAAGGCATATCCATTGTTCTGCGACAGGGATCTAAGAAAGGGGAAAGCATGAGTGCAACACTTGAGGAAGCGAACGAATCTTTGCGCCACGCTGTGCGAACCAGGCTGGACGCGACGCCGGCGGATGATCCGAAGATGGCGGGGTACAAGGCTGTGACGGAACCGCTGCCGGAAGTTGAAGGGGCAGAGGAAATGTCACAGGACGATCACGGCATCGATTGGGACAAGCTGACCGACGGGCCGTACATCGAGCACCTGCTGCAGCGGCTCGCAGGCGACGGGCTCTTGAAGCCCGAGGTGCACCCCACGAGCCAAGCGTACTTCGACCTACTCGATACGCTGCGGCAGCTTCATATATCCAAGAGTGCCGGATATGGGTGCCCAGATGGCACAGACCCGCTGCTCAATATCCGGCGAGGCGCGGAGTTCGTCGGCATCCCAGCGTGGCAGGGAGCCATGGTGCGATTGAGTGACAAGGTGACGCGGCTGTCTGTGTTCAACAAGACGGGCAACCTGCCGCACGAGTCGGTCGAGGACACGCTGCTGGACCTTGCCAGTTATTCGCTATTGGCCCTGTTGCTTTACCGAGAGGAACGCGATGCCCGAGCCCCTCTCTGACGCCTACCTCCAGCAGTGCGAGTTCGACGCCCGCAAGTTCCAGGGCACCTGGGACCAGGGCACGAGCGGCGTGCTCGCGGCCCACGTCATGCGGCTGCTCGCGGAGTTGTCGCGGGTGAAGGGAAAGTTGGCCGTGACGATTGCGCAGCGGGACGAGCGGCCGTGCCTGTCGCACATCCGAGGAGATTGACCCGGGCCAGCCGGTCGAGGTGCGGTCGTGTCCCCTTCCCACGACTGCGACTCCCGGCTGTGCTCGGGGTTCAGGATAATTCTGGATAATTGGCCGGCGGTTCGGGTAGCGGCATCCAGTGGGTGATCCCACCGGCAGGCTCGCAGTCGCCGCAAAGCCACCCGCCGCTTTCGTTACGCCAGACTTCTCCCGCACGCACCAAGCCAGCCCGCCAGCCGATCACTCGCTCGTACTCTTCCGGCATTCGCTCGCTCACCGCGATCCAAGCCCCAACCGTCTGACCGTTGATGACTCGCTCTGCCATGCCTTCGGCAAGCCGCTGGCCGGTGCCTTGCAGCATCATCTCGGCACAGGCTCGGGCGGCGATGATCTCGTCTCGGCAATCCCGCAGACAGCGAGTCACCTCAAACTCTTCGATCTCGCTCTGCGGCGTGTTCGCCAAGAGGGCGTCGATGCGGGCGATGATGTCTTCCATGCCCGCCATCGTACCGCCGCCGTCCAGCGAGTCTACGCCTGTTTCGGCCGCCTCTAGCGTCATCCAGCGAGCCGGGCGATGAAGTCAGACACTTTTCCAAGGGCGTCGATGCAGACATAGAAGACTATTCCATAGAACATTCTTCGATCCTGGCCATTCATCACTTCACCTCCGTCAGTATCTGCCACGCTTCATAACACCCGCTTCCCACCGGAGAGCCTTGAAGCAAGTACGCGGCGTTCTGGATCAGCATCCGCAGGCGTGTGATCTCATTCTCCAAGTCTTCCGCCTCGCTATACATCCGCTTCTCTGCCTCTGTGCAGTCGCAGTTCATCGGCTTCTGGTCGCAGATGGGGCAAGGCATCACTTCACCTCCGGCGGTGCTTGAACCGGCATCCAGTATCGCGGGCAAATCAACGCCAGCGCCTTTTTCAGGCAGCCCTCGCAGACCCAGGCAGTATGAGACTCGTAGTCTGGCTCGTCGCCTATTTGGACAACCGCAGCACCGTTCGTTTTGCATTCATTGCATTGCGGCACCCTAGTCCAACTGCCGTTGCCAATGATTGCATCGACGGCGTCTGGATCGGGAGATTCACCAAGAGCCCGTATGGCGGCTGCCTTTCCGTCACGGTCTCCTCGGTAAACGTCAAACCACCGATTCGCCGCTCCTGCTGCCATCGTGTGCCGCGTTACTAGTTCCATCACTTCACCTCCGGCGGGTCGCTCAACGGCATCCAGTAGCTCGGCTCGGTGGCCTCTTCGTATTCGGCGTCCAGTTCCCAGTTGCCGTAGAACATGAACGCGCCGATCGTGTGCGGATGCTCGTGCGGCTTGCAATCCACGAGCACCAGGACTCGCGTGTTGAGTGCTGGCAATTGTTCCCAGACAGAAATCCACTTCGGCATCAGTTCGCACGCCGCCGCAATCGCGTCATCGCCGCCGTTGCGTAGCCGAATGTCGAGGTCTTTCATGTAGCTCATGTCATGCTCCGTGTCGTGATCCCGAAATCTGTTTCGCGATCATCCAGCATTTGCCTTGTTTTCTAGGCCCAACACATGCGCCTTCCCCGGCAGTCTACGCCGCCGGGCTAGTGTTGTCGCCTACCGTGGCTTCCTGGGCGGCCCTTCCTCGTCCTTGGGTGGCCCATTGAGGTCGAGCGGCGGCAGGTAGTCGAGCCCGCGTGCCGTCTCCGTGATTCGCGGGTCTAGGTAGTGCCCTCTCGTCATCGCCGGATCCGCGTGCCCGAGGTGGGCCGTGGCGTCACCTCCTCCAGCAGCGACGTACGACGCGCTCGCCTTGCGGATCGCGTGGAACGCCCTAGATGGCACGCCAGCCCGCTTGCACAGCAGACGCATGGACGCATAGTGCGACAGCGGATGCCCTGTCCTGGGCCACACCAGAGCGTCTGGCGGGCCTCTGTGCGCATCCAGTTCGGCAGCCAGTTCGGCGGTGATCGGCGACACCAGATCCCGCTCGCGGCCCTTGCGTGTCTCGGCAAGGAATAGAAGCCTATGGCTGGCCGTATCGACCTCACGCCACCGGAGATTCAGCAGGGCGCCGATTCGCTCGCCGGTCTGCCATGCGGCCTGCAGCAGGGTGCTCCACCACCAGGCTGACGGCAGGCCAGACATCATCGTGCGGCGTTGCCGTGCAGCCTTCACTAGCCTGCTCATTTCATCGACGGTGTACGCCGTCGGTGCCCGCTTCACCCGCTTTTGGCGTGGCAGTCCCGGCCACTCGCCGGCGTGCAACTTTTTCTTGCACGCCCAGGTCCAGATCGCCAGCAGTTGGCTGCGGTCTTTGGCCACGGTGTGCGGGCTGACCACGCGGCCTCGGCACGGGTTGGTCGCCCGCCACCGCAAGAACTTCGACACCGCCACGTCTTCGAGGTCCGCGACCATGGGCTCGCGCCCCAGGAACTCTGCGAACTTGTCGATGGTGTGACCGTATAGCGACACCGACCGATCCGACAGATTCATCAGCAGGGCGTACCGATCCAACAACTCTCGCAACGTCATCTCGCACCCCCTTTTTTCTGCCCATGATAGCAGCAGTGTACAGGTGTTCAACGGAGCCCTCTCCGTTCAAACTACCCCCTGCGGTCGATCCTACGGAGGATCGGCCGGCCGGGGCAAGCGGCTGGCAGGTTTGACGCCGAACTGTCGGCGCCCTAGTATTTGGGCATGGTTGCTATGGCTTACAACATCGACGGCGTGGACTACCTCACCGTTCCCGAGGCGGTCGAGTTCATCGGCTGCACAGAAGGCTGGGTCCGACACCTGTGCCGCGAGGAAAAGCTTGAGAGCCGGATGCTCGGGAAGCGGCTGCGGCTGGTGGCAAAACGCTCAGCCGCCCACGTCCGCGACACCCTGACCACCAGGGCGACCGGGAAAAAGCACCTCGCCAAGCGTCCGGCCGCGAAGCGGAAGCCGGCCAAGAAGGCCGCCCGGCGGAAGAAGTAGCGTTTTCCCCGCAGAAAACGCACTCCCAAAAAATCCGATTCATCCCCTTGACGCCCAACTACCGATAACCTACACTGCCTCGCGTCAGGCGATTGAGACCTGACGCAACGCCAACGGGAGACGAAACGATGGACGCCGCCAAGAACGCTGAGATCAGCCGCCGGATTCTTGCGAAGGTCGCCGAAGGCATGAGCATCAAGGAGGCCTTCGCCGCAGTGCTCGGCCAGGACAAGCTCGAGCTGTTGATCGACTCGCTCTACAACGAACTGCGACAGAAGGCCGCCGCCTGACCAGCCGCCACGCCCGCCGGCACTTCGCCGGCGGGCAACCGCGAAAGGACTTCGCCATGATCCACGACACGCTCCGTGCCCTGCTCATCATCGCCGTGCTCGCCGCCGGCAGTTCGCTCCTGGTCGAGACGCGGCAACGCCTCGCGGCGGTCGAGCTCGCATCCAGGATGGCAACGCAGCCGCAGCCAACGATGGCGTACCAGCCGATGCCGCAGCCGCAACCGGGCCGGCTTCAGCAGTTCGGCCGAGCCACGCTGAATCTGGCCGACGCAGCCCTCGGTGTTGTTCGCTGACCCAGATACCGATAGCCTACAGCCCATATGCCGATAGCCTTGATACTGTACGGATTTTCAATCCCCTCATTTTGTTGACCCACCCCCTTGACCGTTGACTGAACAGGGGTACATTACCCCGCCACCCCCAGGAGAACGTGATGAACGACCCGCACGACCGTGAGTACGCCGCCGCCGTCGCCTACATGGGCGAGCACACCGTCTCGAGCGGCACGACCCGCTACCGAGACGGCACGCTCGTCACGACCTACGCCGTGGGCGACCGCATCTATTTCATCGAGAAGGGCCAGACGCTCGCGGGCGTCGTAGTCGAGGTGCTGACTGAGGACACCTACCACGTGCGGCGTCACGTGCCCGACCACGGGAACCTGCACTACGCGGTGCACGCCGACCAGATCACGCCGTACTGACCGACTGACGAAGGACCGGCGGCCAGCGGAGCTAGTCGCCGGAAGGAGCCCGGTGGAACCGGGGCAGCAAGGACGCACGAACCACCCGCAACGCAGGACGCCGAGCGGGATTTTCACACCACGCAGAAAGGACGCGAGAGATGAGACGAGATTGCATTCAGCGAGTGATTCTCAATGAGTCCGACGTGCCGCCGGGTTACGTCCCATTGAAAAGCTTTGGTCGCCGAAGCAACGGCGAGAGCGGTTCGCCTGAGTATGAGTTGATTCATGCGGCATACCGGCAGCGCCGGATCAACGCCGTCAAGCACATGAGAACGCCATCTGACCACTCCGGCCTTGTGTTTGTCGATGCGAAGCAGGCAGACGAGTTGATGCGTCAATCTGGCCTTCGTGCCGCTGGCACTGAAGGTCCGACGCAGAAGCGAGAGGCTGCGCAAAAGGTAGATCCTACTCGGTGGGCGTATTTCCAAGGCGAGTCCGCCTGCGAATCGCTGGCGGACATTGCATCAGGTCTTGGACACGTCGTGACCATGCTTGAGCGGCTTGCCACTGCCGTCGAGAGCATCGCAACGGCTCCAAAGCAGCACGAGCCTGCAGGAGCGTGGCGAGACATGAACGGCGAACTGATGAACTGACCAACACCCCCACACGAAAGGACGCGAGAGATGACCACAGCCCTTACAACCCTGAACGCGGCCGGATCTATGGCCGTTGCAAACCATGCCGAGCCCTCGTTTGAGTCGCTCGTACACATGGGCGATTCGCTGCGGAAAACTGGCTTTCTGCCGAGCCACATCAAGGACGGCGTTTCGTTCGCCGCCATTGTCTTGATGGGCCGCGAGTTGGGCATGGGCACGATGGCTGCCTGCCGCAAGCTGCAGGTCATCAAAGGCACCGTGACGGAGCGGGCTGACTCACAGCTCGCACGGTTCAAGTCGTGCGGTGGCCGTGCCCAGTTCAAGGAACTGACCGAGGCTCGGGCCGTGCTCGTGCTACGTCATCCAAACGGTGACGAGCACACGGAGACGTTCACGATTGAGGACGCTAAGAGGGCTGGACTGGCGTCCAATGACAACTACGCCAAGCACCCGAAGGCGATGCTTCGCAGTCGTGCGATCACGGCAGGGCTCAAGAGCATCGGCTGGGAAGGCTCGGTCGGCATCTACGACCCAGACGAGATCGCAGATGCCCCGGCTCCTGATCCCGCCCGCGAGCCTGTCGTGGTGCATCCCAAGTTCCCGCAAACCGAGAGTCGCCCGGCGGCTGTGGAGCGTGCGCACGCCCCTGCAACAGCCGTTGATAGCCACGCGCAGCAGACGGCACAGCCGCCGGCCCTCTCGGCCAATGAGGAGCGGATGCAGCAGAGCCGCCTCGCGGTCAACCGTGCGAAGACGGTGGCCGAGCTCGAGCGGTTCCGCAGCATCACCGAGGAGCGTCTGAAGTCTGGGGCGTACACGCCGTCGCAAGCCGACGAGTTGTTCAACCTCATCGACAACAAACTCGATTGGCTGACCAGCGAGGACGGCGGCCAGGAGTTCGCCCACGAAGCCGCAGAGCATGAGGTGCAGTCGTGAGCGAAATCGAGACGGCAGGCGAGTGGCCGACCGAGGTGGCGATCCATCGCATCATCACCGCAGTGAACCACCACATAGCGGCAGGCATCCGCAATCAAGTCGCCTTGGCAGCCATGCACAAGAAGCGGCCGGAGCGTGACGCCGACGCTTGCCGTCAAGCGTTCGACGAGCGTTGGGGCCACACGGCACTCAACCAGCGGCAAGGACCAATGGCACCTCTGTACTTCACCGGAGACTGACACAGCGGGACGCGGTTCTCCACAGCGGCTTCCAATAGCGGCCGCATCCGCAGGCAGGCACCGAGAGCCTTCGTATTCCAGTGCCGTCGCAGCCCCGCCTCCCGAGGGTGACGCGACCGCCTGCCCCACGTCACGGGGCCAATACACGAAGGAGCGTGAGAGATGAGTCTGATTCCAAATGGATGGGTTCGCATGGCCGCGTATGACACGCGACCAGACAAGAAGCACGGAAACCCTGGGGACGAGTATCGCGTCTTGCTTGCTGCTGCAGCTCGCCGAGAAATCGACGTGATGACTGTCGCAGGCATTCGCGGAAAGCTGGTCAACAAGACGCAGGCTGACGCATACCTTGCGAAACACGCGAAGCCATCGACGGCTAGGCAAAAGCCTTGCGTCGAGGTTGTGCCTGACGCCTTATTGCTGGCGATCAACTCCATCTCTTATCAGCTTGAGCGAATCGCGAACGCCATGGAGGCCAAGCCATGAGCGTCTTCATCGACTCGCAGTGTGACCTGCCGCTGTTCGCATCGGCTCGCCGCAGTGACCCGCCTACGTCGCACGCTGCTGCCCGTCGCGTTGGCGAGTTTCGCGGCGAGCACGCCCGCAAGATCCTGCAGGCGTTGTCGCTCGGCCCGGCTGGTCAGAGTGTGATCGCGGAGCGATGCGGACTGCTACCGCACCAGGTGAACAAACGCATCGCGGAACTTGCCAAGGCGGGAATGATCCTCGAGACGGGCCGCGTGGTCGAGAGTGCCAGCGGCAGGGGCGAGAGGGAATGGAGGGTGGCGTAACGAACACGCCGTGACAGCCTCGCTAGAGGCGGCGGCATGGTTGGTGGTTCAGTAATCACGAAAGGATTGCATATGCGTTTGCATAAGCCCGACGTGCGGATGGTCGCCGTGCGCGACTTGATCGTGGACGAGGAGTATCAGCGTGAAGCGATTGCGGCCCATGTGGCTGGCATTGCCAAGAACTTTGACGAGGAGGCGTTTGGCGTCATCGTCGCTGGCGAGCGGGACGATGGCAGCCTTCACCCGGTCGATGGCTTCCAGCGGCTGAATGCCGCAATGGAACGCGGTGTGGCTCATGTTCCGTGCCAGATCATCAAGAGTCGCGGCGCGGAGCATGAGGCCGAGTTGTTCGGCAAGCTCAACAAGCGTCGCGGATTGAGCACGCACCAGCTTTTTAAGGCTGACGTGTGCGCCGGAAAGCCGGATGCGGTCGCTGTCTACGAAGCGATCACTGAGGCTGGGCTGAATGTTCGCGGAATGAAGCCCAACGGCAGACGGCAGAGTATCGGCGGCGTCAAGCAGTGCCAGACCGCATACCGCCGAATGGGCGGGGGCGAGACCGGCGCGGCTCACGTGACCGAAGTGCTGACGATGTTGCGGCGGACGTGGGGGCAAGAGCATCAAGAGACGGCGTACCACTGCGCTGTCATCGGTGGGCTTGCGTTTTTCTTGCGTCGATTCGGGGACAACGTGGACCGAAAGCGGCTGCAAGGGCTGATGGAGCGGCAGTCGCCTAACTCGCTGATCGGAAACGGTGACACGTTCAAGATGATGAGCGGCACAACGCGGGATGAAGGCGTCGCCCGCGCTTTCCACAAGGTCTACAACGTCCGACTCGGCTCCAAAGCCCTTGATTGGGACGAGAGCCGAGTTGACATCGCAGTGGAGGCGGTCGCCTGACATGAGGAGCTACATGCGTTACGCAAGCGTTTGCGACGGCATCGGTGCGGCACATGTGGCTTGGCAGCCACTCGGCTGGGAATGCGCTTGGACTTCAGAAATTGAGCCATTCCCGGCCGCAGTGGTTGACCATCACTGGAAGTTCAAAAACCTCGGCGACATGACACAACTCACGGAGGAGGTGCTTAATGGCTGCGGCCCAGTTGACCTTTTGGCCGGAGGAACTCCATGCCAATCATTTTCAGTCGCAGGTCTCAGAGGCGGATTGGCTGACCCGCGTGGCAACCTGGCCCTCCGATTCGTACAGCTTGTTGGCGTGCTTCGTCCCGAATGGGTTGTCTGGGAGAACGTCCCTGGAGTCTTGTCATCCGCAGGAGGACGGGACTTTGGCGCCTTCCTCGGGGCGTTGGCAGAACTCGGGTATGGGTTCGCCTACCGAGTTCTGGACGCTCAGTGGTTTGGAGTCGCCCAGCGCCGTCGGCGTGTGTTCGTTGTCGCACACGCTCGAGACTGGCGACGTGCCGCAGCGGTACTTTTTGAGCGCGAAAGCCTGCGCGGGAATCCTCCGACGCGCGGAACGACGTGGGAAGGAGTTGCCCGGTCAACTGCGGCAAGCCTTACAAGCAGCGGCAGGGGCGTTGAACGATGTGGCGAATCCAGAGGGCAGGACGATGTTGTCCTCGCGGCACCCCAAGTAGCCAACCCGCTGACGGCCCGGATGACAAAGGGCATAAACACGACGTGCGACGAGGGGCAGACGCCGATCGTAGCCTTCCACCCCACGCAAGACCCGATCAGCAGCGTTGACGGCTCGACGCACGCGATGGGCTGCGGCTCAAAGGGCGGGTGCTGCACGCAGGCTGTGGCTATCGACCTCCAGAACGTCCAGGTCGGAGGCGATCTCGCCGGGACGCTCGACACCACGCGGCCGAGCCGTGGCGGCGGGCAAGCCGTGGCCCAAGGCTTCGCCTACAGCGGCTACAGCAACCAGCCTGCGTGGATGACCGGCGACCGCACTGATTGCCTGCCTGCGAGCGGACACAGCGACGGGAGCCATCAAGGCGTCGGCGTTGTGTGCGGCGACGGCGAAACAATCGGAACACTTCGCAGCAACCACCGCAACAACAGCGACCCGAAGACAGAGGCCGCAATGCACATCATGCACGGCATGGCAGTGCGCAGGCTGACACCGAAAGAGTGCGAGCGGCTGCAAGGTTTTCCAGACGGCTATACGGACGTCACATACCGAGGGAAGCCAGCCGCCGACGGGCCGCGCTATCGGGCATTGGGCAACAGCATGGCCGTGCCGGTCATGGCGTGGATTGGGAACCGCATCCAGATGGTTAAGGAGTCCATGGATGGCCGCTGAATGGTTCCCTGTAGACGTGTCGCTGGACACCAAGCCAGAGGTCCAGGAGCTCGTTGACCTGACCGGCGAGCCGGTGGAGGTGATCGTCTTCCGGCTGCTGAAGCTCTGGGGCTGGGTGCAACTCAACACGGCGGACGGCCGATTCCGTTCGACGCCTGCCCGCCTGGGGCGCATCTGCGGCGGCGAAGCCCCATTCTGGGAGGCGGTGGCCGCTGTCGGCTGGATTGTTTTCGACGGCGAGACTGCCCAGATTCCCAAATGGGAGGAGCGTTTCGGCGGTGCCGCCAAGCGTAGAGCCCTGAAAAACAGGCGTCAGGACAAGTGGAGGCGCACCGGAGGCGCTGTTGTAGACGCTTGCGAGGCGCAGGCGCGTCTACAGGCGCGTCTACCACAGGACATAACAGAACAGGACAGAACAAGAGAAGAGATACAACCGGCTGCGCCGGTAGCTACGAGCGAACCGCCGAAGCGGCGGAAACGCTCGCAGCCCGCAGGCGGCATCGTGTGGACTGCTGACGCAGGGTGGCAGGGAATCACCGACGCCGACCGGCAGGAATGGCGTCTGGCGTACCCAGCGTGCGATCTGGCGGGCGAACTGGCGAAAGCCACGTCTTGGCTCAAGGCGAACCCCGCAAAGGCTCACAAGTCGAACTGGCGGCGTTTCCTTGTGTCCTGGCTGACTCGCTCCCAGGACCGTGGCGGGACGAACCGCGAGCCAGGCAGGCGACCGGATGAGAAACCGCCGCCGAAGGTCTGGCGGGACGAATACCGCCCGGCCCCGTATCGCACGCCCAAGGAAGTCGCCGCACTTGCATCAAGCCTGAAACTCACGGAGGAGGACACATGACCACCAGCACCCAACCAACCCTGACGCCCCGCCAGCAGGAAGTCCTCGACTTCATCCGCGAGCGGACCCGCAGCTACGGCCCGACGATTCGCGAGATCATGGCCCAGTTCGGGTTCACGTCGCCCAACGGGGCCGTCTGCCACCTGGTCGCCCTGGAGCGCAAGGGGCTCATCCGCCGGCACGCCAACCAGATTCGCGGAATCGAGGTGACGGAATGAAACGCCGCCGCAAGCCTTCCCCTCGCGCCGTGGCCGACGTTTGCCTTGCCTCGGCGTGGCGTGACGAGATTGACGACGAGTCGAGACTGCTGCTCGAGCAGGCCCACGACACGATCACGGAGTTGATGGCTCGCCTGGTCGCGACTTCGAAGGTGCTCGAAGTGGTCGAGGCCGAGATGGCTTCGATGCGGTTCCCTCTGTTGAACGATGAAGACCCGGGGATGGGGCTATGACACTCGAACAATTCGCCCTGATTTCACTGGGGCATATCAGTCTTGCCTGCACGTTCGTGCTCGGCATTTTGGTTGGGGTTTCACTCACGAAGAAAGGGATTTCACATGGCTACGGCAACGAAGGAACGTCGCAAGAGTGGTGGCATCGTATTGAACGCGAGCGAGCTGAAGAGTGCGCTCGGCGCGGTAAGCCCGGCTGTACCAAGCCGAGCACAAAAGCCGGTCCTGACGAACGTCCGCCTCGGTGACGGGCTCGTAACGGGCACGGACCTGGAGGTGCGGATCGACGTGGCCATCGACTACCACGGCGATGCGATGCTGCTGCCTCACTCGCGGCTGCTGGCGATTCTCAACGCTGCTGGCGGTGACGAGGTAACGCTCGAGCCGAAGGGCACGCAATGCGTCGTGCGGTGTGGTCATGGAACGTGGACGCTGCCGGTTGAGGATGCGGCCGAGTTCCCGCTGTGGGAGCCAAAGGACGCGCAGCCGGTGACGCGGCTGCCGGCTGACCAGTTCGCCCGTGCGGTGCGTGGCGTGGTGTTCGCGGCCGACCAGGAGTCGAGCCGCTACGCCCTCGGGGCGGTGCTGGTTGACGTGAAGGACGGCGTGGTCAACCTTGTTGCCACGGACGGTCGCCGGCTGTGCTCGTGCGAGATGGAACACGACTTGGCGGTCGATGACTCCGCGACGCTGGTGCCGAGCCGGGTGATGCAGATCCTCGCTCGCGTGGCCGGCACGGGTGACGAGGAGTCGGTGCAGCTCGAAGCCACGGGCAACGAACTGCTCGCGTCCATCGGCGGCACGACTGTCACGGCCCGGCTGACCGAGGGACGGTTTCCCCGGTGGCGTGACGTGATCCCGGCTGACGGTGCCGAGCCGACCACGGTGCTGGCGACGGCGTTGCTGTCGGCCACCAGGGCAGCCGCCATCGTCACGAGTGAGCAGTCGAAGGGCGTGCAGTACACGTTCACGGCTGAAGGCATCCACCTGCACGGGCAGTCGGCCGAGGCCGGCGAGTCAAGTGTGACGTGCGAGATCGTCGAGGCTGGGCACGCTTGCACGGTGAAGCTCGACCCGACGTTCGTCAAGGAGTGGCTGCAGGGCTTGCCGGCTGACGGCGAGCCGACCATCAGCGTCCAGGCGAAGGACGCTCAGTCGGCCGTCGTGCTGCGGACGGACACGTTCACCGGCGTCATCATGCCGCTGGCTCCCGACGCTTGACGGGCGGCCTACGGTTGCGTCGTTCGGTATCACGACTGAGGAAACGGGGTGCCCCGGCTGGCTGGCGTGCGTCGCATCTCCGCTCGTCACCAGCCGGGGCCGCTCCCGAGAAAGGACACCATGCCACGCAACGTCGATGTAGACCATCAGGAGTTTGCCCGTCTCTGGGCAGAGGGCTTGTCGATTGACCGCATCGCGGAGCGGTTCGACATTCACCGCAACACGGTGCTTCGGAAGGCGTGCGAGATGCGTCTGCCGAGGCGTGCCCGACAGGTGGACGTGCCGATGCTGTTCCGCTTGTGGGGCGACATGACACTGACCCGCGCCGAGGTGGCCCGGCAACTGGGCCTGACGGAGGGCAACCTGACGCGGCTCGCGGCACGCTATGGGCTTGGCCCGCGTGGTAGACAGCATCGGGCGTTTTCGATGGATGACCCGACGCCTGACGAGATTGCCGAGCGGGCGAGGGAATGCCGCGAGCGTCACATGGCACAGCGGCGAGCGGAAACGGCAACGGCGACCGACAGCAAACTCAGCAAGAGACGGGCAAGGTGCGGGGTATGACTGACCGCGACCACTTCGCCGCTGCGGTGTTGACGGGGCTGGTAGGCGAATGTGGCTACCACTCGCCGGAAGACGTTGCCGGTGAGGCCTACGCCCTGGCCGACGCCATGCTCCGCGAGCGGGAGCGAACGAATCATGACGCCGCGCCGGCGGCGAGAGCCCGTACAGACGCCGACAGGGACCGCACCGATAACGCGGCCACCCGACCCGGCTTGGGCACCGGCGACACACAGGAGCCGGTAGCGTGGGGCGTGGCGTCCAGCAGCGGCGGCGTGCTCGCTACATCCATCTCACGCATCGACGCGGTGGATATGCAGTCGGATTACGCATTCGACACGGCAGTCGTCCCGCTCTACCGCTCACCGACGCTCGCCGCTACGCCGCCATTGCATACTACCCATGGCGAGTGCAGCGTACCGCCGGAGTGTACGCAGCCGGTGGCGTGGTGGGTGACCCTGCCAGGTCGCGACTTCCCGTACCTGTCGCACATCAAAGACAGGGCGATCTTCTGCCAGAAGGACGAGCCGGGGAGCGAGGTCGTCCCGCTCTACCGCTCGCCGCCAGTTTCCAGCAGCGACACATTTTCCGACGCCAGAAATAGCGGCGAAAGCGGAAAACCCACGCTCACCGACGCGGAGCGGGATGCCGAGATCGAACGGCTGCGCGACGCCATCCGCCGCCTCGCGGATCAGGACGCCACGCTGTCGGTGTGCGGCGGCAACGTGACTGTGACGATGGATGCCACGCTCACCGACGAGGAGCGGGAGGCGATACGCTGGTTTGCCGGGTATGGGGATTTGCAGGCAGAGGCGAGGCGGGCGGAAGTATTACTGGGATTACTGCGGCGTCTAGGCTGAGAACGCCCGCGATCAGCGGCATCGAACACAGGAGCAACCATGACGCAGGACGATGCCGGGTTTGATTCGATGCGTGGTTCTCACTCGTCGGCCCGCACGTTGACGATTGCACTGGACTACGATGACACCTACACCGAAGACCCGGCGTTTTGGGCAGCAGTGGTGGACGTTGGCCGCAAGTTCGGGCATCGGTTCGTCTGCGTCACTGCTCGCCGCAAGACGTTCGACAACATGAAGGAGCTCCGCGAGACGCTGCCTACCGACGTTGAGGCTCACTTCTCTTACGACGAGCCGAAGGCCGATTACGCCAAGCGGCGCGGCATCGCGGTTGACATCTGGATTGACGATTCTCCCGGTTGGATCGTCGGGGTTACCTGAGAGAACGACAAGGATCAGGAGCGGCGAACAATGAACACAGACAACACGCAAGACGCAGCCGAGCCGTCTCTTGCATCCGCTGGTTCTGCGGTGGCTGTCTTGAGTGGGCTGGAGTGGTCGGCCACCTACTCTTATTGCACTGGCTGGCCGTGCTGTCCGGTCTGTGGTGGCATTAAGCCCGGACATGGCGCTGACTCGCATGGCGACCTCCCGAACAATCAAGGCCACCGCGATGAGTGCAAACTGGCGTCAGCAATACATCCGTAGAACGCCAGCGATCAGCGGCCCGTCCGCTGCATCGCGTGGTTCTCGCTGAGTGGCACAATGTTACTGGAGACGACATGACCGAAAAACCTGTTGCCGAATCGCCAAAACTGTTACATGAGAAACTGCCTGCCGCAGACGGTGCTTTCGCGTGGTTCGCGGGCTGGTACGCGACCCGCCTGCACTGCATCAAGATTGCTGACGCTGGCGGCACCGACAGCGCCGGCCGCGCTGTTTGTGGCGCGTGGTGCTACGAGAAGCCAAAGACATCGTACGCCGCTCGCCTGCTCGCAAAGGGAGTCCAGCGATGCAAGCATTGCGAGAGGATCGTTGCGGGTGGGTAGCGAGAACCAGAATTAGGCCGCCAGTTGGCAGCCTAATTCGGACAGAGGAGCGGACGGCATGAAAGCCACGCTGGCGTTTTCGCTCCCCGATGACCAGGGCGACTTCGACGCCGCCTTGCTGGGCCGCGAGGCCATCTCCGCTCTGTGGGAGATTGACCAGCACTGCCGCGCGATCTTGAAGCACCACGACCCGAGCGACGAGGTCCGCCAGTTGTGCGAGACGCTGCGGGAGATGATTCCCCAGGCGTGCCTGGAAGTTTGACAACGCCGCCATGCTGCGTGCATGGCATTGACGTTCACCGTTCCAGGCGAGCCCGTTCCGCAGCCGAGGCCGCGAGTCTCGACTCGTGGCGGGTTCGCGCGGGCATACGTGCCGAAGACGCACGCGGTGCATGCGTACCGCCAGGCGATTGCGGAGGCTGCTCGAGCCGCTGGGGCTGGCGTGCACGGAGATCCAGTGAGCGTCGTGATCGACTTCGTGGCATCGCGCCCCAAGTCGCACCTGCGAAAAGGTGGACTGAAGGCCGACGCCCCGGCGCTGCCCAGGTTCGACATCGACAACGCCACAAAAAGCGTTCTGGACTCGCTCAACGGCGTCGCGTGGGAAGACGATTCGCAGGTCGCCCGCCTGGTGGTCGAGAAGTCCTACGGAACGGAGGCACGGACAACCGTGCGAATCGGATGAGCAACGCCAGCCTGTACCGCTACCTTGCCGATCACTGCCAGCGGCACACGGTGCAGCACTACCTTGAAATCGGCACGCGCGAAGGCGACTCGCTGCGGGTCGTGCTGGAGAACGCCCAGCCGCATCTGCGTGAGGTGTGGGTGGCCGACTTATGGGGCAGCGACTACGGCGGCACCGGACGCGGCAGCCACGCTCACATCGACCAGATGCTCGATGACTTCAACTTCGACGGCCGCCGCGCGTTCCTCGACGGCAATAGCCGCGACACGATCCCGGCCCTGATGCCTGAGAAGGCCGAGGCTTTCGACCTCGTGCTCGTGGATGGCGACCACTCATACGAGGGCGGCATGGCCGACCTCGTGAACACATGGCCGCTCGTGAAGCCCGGCGGCTGCGTCGTGTTTCATGACATCATGCACCCGGCTCACCCTGACCTGATGCGGTGTTTCGATGTGTTCGTGAAGTTGCACCGGATGCCGCACACGATCATCACGGATGATTACGGCCTGGGAGTCGCGTGGAAGAAATGACACTCGACGAGATTCGCTCGCGTCTCGCGGAGATCGAGCGGGATAACGACAGTGACAAGGAGGTTCGAATGGTTGCGGGGATTCTGTCGCGGTTCAACCCGGAGTCTGTGAGGCTTGATCGTCCTGTCCCGACGCCAGACACGGTGCTGCCTGTTGACCGGGAGTTCGCCGCGCAATACGTGGACGTGACTGCGGAGGGGCTGCGGATTGCGGGCACGTCAAAGGTCGTGATCGTCGGCATGGCCAGGAACATCGGGGCTATCCTGCCGGTGTCGTTCGAGCGGCTTGCCCAGTTCACGCACCTGTTTCGCGACTGGGGCATGGTCGTGGTTGAGAACGACTCGACGGACAGCACGCGAGATGAGCTGCGAAAGTTCCGGGCAGCACACCCTGAGCGGGTGGCGGCAGTGATCCAAGACCTCGGGCGACCGCACTACAGCGGCTTCGAGGCCGCACGGGTGCAGGCGTATGCGGAGTACCGGAATCAGTACCGGGAGATCGCCGCTGCGACGCATCCCGATGCCGACTACATCCTCGCCGTTGACCTCGACCCGTGGGGCGGCTGGAGCATCCACGGTCTCGTGAACGGCATCGGCTGGCTGGGCAGGATTTCTGACGCGGCGTGCATGGCGAGCACGTCGCTCTTTCAACACCCTGGGATGCTTCTGGATGGCAAGCCGGCATGGTCGCACTATGACCAGTGGGCGTTCCGGGCGTATGGCTGGGGCCAGCGATTCGAGCCGTGGTTCTCGTTGTGGCTGCCGCCGCCAGGGGCTCACCCTGTCGAGGTCTACTCGTCGTTTGGCGCGGCCGCGGTGTATCGGGCCAAGCCGTTTTTCGAGCACAAGTATCGGTCGATTGAAGGGGACATCGAGCACGTCGGGCTGCATCGCTCCATGCGTGAGGCTGGGTGGCGGATTTTCCACAACCCTGCACAGCGAACCCTGATGCACTGGATGACAGATGATGGCAGGCAGCACAGCAACGATTAGCGTCGCCGCCTTTCGCGCGGACTGGATGACGCACATGCCCATGCGGGCACTGTGCCAGCGGTGGACTATTACTCGCGACCAGGTGATCCGGCTGAAGCACGCCTGGGATCTGCCCCCTCGGCACGACAGGCGACTGCGGGCCAAGCCGGTGCGGCAACGAGACCCGACGCCCCGCGAGATCGCCCAGGCCAAGCTGGAAATCCAAGCCGGGTGGACCGAGGAAATCCGCGAGCAACGCCGTGTCATCAAGTCGGCTCCTGTGACGCTCCAGCGGATCGAGATGAACGACGAAGCCCGTGAGGCGTTCGAGGACCAGGCCGGCGACATCGAGTGGTGACGCCGCTGCAAGGGTAGGCGGCCTTTTGGGCAGAATCCTGGTAGGAGACACGCTATGGAAAACTACGGTGCAACGCCTGCCGAAGAGGCCCAGTACGGCAACGCCCTGAACCTCTGGCAGAGCCTCATGCTGCTCCAGAAGTGGAGCCCGCTGATTGGCTACGGCCAGCGGTTCGTGCAGGAGGTGGATCCGTACCGCAAGAGCATCATCGTGGGCGAGGCGGCCGAGTGGCTTGCGTCGCAGACGAAGGCGGAAGCCGACGATCAGCTCGTGC